CACTATTGCCTATCCGCTCTGATCCCGAAATAACGCTCGGCTTCCACCACAATTAAATTCCTGTCCGTTATCTCCGAGGAAGTCAGAATGTTCTCATCCAGAACACCCGCTGCTTGCGTCTCAAGGAAGCCGAATATCCTCACCCCTTGAGCCAACTGTTCGAGCCATGCCTGGGAACGCATCATCGACCGCTCCACACTCTCCGGTATCGTTACACCTGTATTAGGCCGGCGTTCGAGCAAGTAGACCAAAGTAATATCCCGGATGATTCGGTTCATCTTGGCCGTGGAAGCTGTCAGGTTGCCCGCCAAGGCACCCAAATCTTCCATCGTGTACTTGCCGCCGACCATCGCGGCGGATTCAAGATCGCCGCAGGCATCCATCAAACAGGCTTTGAGGTTGGGATCGGCGAGGAGTGCGGTTGGCGTGACGACCGTACCTTCCGTGTCGCTGCAAAGCTGCCCAACCGTCCTGGCGTCAGTCCTTGTCAGGAAGTCAGCGGGAGACAAGTAGCTTGTTCCGGTTGATCCTGGAGTCTTGGCCATTGGAAACCTTGGATCGTTTGAAGGTCATAACCGCGAGCATTTGTTGTTGTGCGGTAGCAAGGGGAGATGTTTGACCGACTACTGGCATGACATTGACCAATTCCCAACCATCAGCCCCCGCTGCGTTCATTACCTGCAACTCATGCCCAAGAGGGCAAGCCTCTTGGTGATATTCCCATTGCATTAAGCCCCCTTAAACGATGTCCGAAGTAACCAGAGGAATGGACATAACCACCAAGGAGATCGAATAGAGCGGCGATGTGCCAGCCGAACTTATGATTCCAAACCCGGCAGCATAGCGAGGCGGAATAATCATAAAGTGGTCCTTGGTGTCGTCATAACCTTCGCCAAGTTGAGCGGCCACGGCGCCAGCAATCTGGAACTGAGATTGCATATTGAACCAACCACCACCAGAAGGATACAAATAGGCCGGAATCGTCAAACTTGCTTTGAATAGACCACCGGAGTTGTCAGGACGGCCACCAAGCAGGTTCGTAAATCCATAGCCAGCCTGGTTTGCAGTGGGCTTTTGAGCATCGGCGACCGGCTGAGACGGGACGTGTCCGATGAGTGTAGCACCGGCTACTGCCGTACCAGAGGTTAAACAGAAACCCGCACGGATGACAACCAAGCAGCGATTCGTACTCGGATCATTGTTATTATAAAGTCCGAGTCCAGCCGTAGTGGTGGGGTAATCCTGTACCGGAGCGATACCGTTCGCCGCGACAAAACATCCGGCTTTATAAACGCAACCAAGCCGCACGTACTCCATTAAAGGAATCGGCAAATTGGCAAAGCCGCCACCCGCGAGCAGTTTGGCCGACATGCTAGAGCCTAGCTGCTGCGGAGGTCCAGTCGGATTCGTGAGAGCTTGAGTCATTTGTCACCTTATGAGAATACGGAAGTAATCAGATACCCGGTGGCGCTGATGACTACTTCCTTGGTATCTTCGGAAACGTGCCCGCGAACGCGACGATTTTCAGGATCGTCGTAACCTTCCACTTCCAGCAACGGGCCATAATGGTAAAGTTGCAGCGTCGAGTATTCCTTGGTGCCGTAAGTGCCGTCGAGAGTTCCAGGACGGGCACAGGCAACGATCTTTCCATCCGGGAAGCAATAAGTCCGGTTCGTCGTGGCTTCCGAACCCGCAGCGTCGTTGACGTTGGCTTGCTGCGTAACGATCATGGCGTCCTCGACAACAAATTCGTAACCCTTGAATCTTTCAGGAAGTCCCCAGCGCTGATATTGCGGATCAAGTCCTTGTTCAAGAATGGCCTTGGAATAGGGGCTCTCTCGGCAATAGTTGACGATTTCCGAGGTCATCGACATTTTGATTGCCGAGCCGGGGGACATGACGAATTTCAGGCCGCCCGGTTTAATCATGCCGTTCGTCGCCAAGTGCAAGCGTTGAGCTACATTTTGCAGCGTGGCAAAGATTGCGTTGTAGCCAGGATCGGCGGGGTTGTCGCTCGCCGTATCCCATGTGCCGCGGCCGCCGTTTAAAGTGTTGGCCGTGGCCGTGTTGCCTCCCCAATTAGCAGTGTTGGTGATGAATTTAGAGTAGCGGTTTACCCGGTTGGTTAAAATCTGCGAAGTGGCCGTGTCGATGTGGGCAGGCTTTAGTTTGAAAGCCTTGGTTTGGTCGATGGCCTTGTATCCCAGGGTCCAGGCCCGGTTGCGGCGGAATGTGCGGAAGGGAATCATTTGGTATTCAACGCCATTGTCTTCGCCCATTTGATCCCGCTTGGCCCCATCCTCCCAGGCCATTTGTTCATCCGAGTAAACACGCACCGGTGCATCGAATCCGAGCTGCACATAATATGCAAGGTCGGATTCCGTGGGGATGTATTTGACGTAGCGATTGAGCGGAAATTCATCCGGTTTACGCGCGTGCCAAACTGCCTGCCCGGTAGCTTCGGGAAGTCTACCATTGAACGGGCCGACAAATCGTAATTGTGCCATTGATTCACCTTGTAAACGTGCCCCCGCACGCTACAGAACTTATGTAGAGGCATAAAGGAACGGAGCAACCATATCCACTGGAACCAAATCGCCAGCATTGCCGGTTCCGCGAGCAATAGCGATAACCCATTCCCCTGGGGAAGCGGCCCCGGTTGAAATAACCAATGTTCCATTGGTTCCTGGCTTTAGAAAAGAGCGTGGAGTACACCCGCCGACGCCGATATTGGCGTACACTTCTTTGTCCGGGAAGGTGTAGATGAGAAGATTTTCCCCGGCGATAGCACAGTAGCCGTCATCCAAACCAGGGAACGGTGCGAACCGCGTTGCCTTCTGGGAAATCCCAAAAGGCGCGGGGTTCGTGTTTGTTGCCGAGGTGCATTGATCGACTTTGCCATCCGCGGTGGAAGTTAAATTAACGCACGTGGAAGGCAAAATATTTCCATTGGCAACGCGAGATTCAGGCATTGGAAAACCTCTCTTTAAACAGCGGCGTAAAAACCGGTCACAAAGTTAAGCGTTCCTTTGTGAGTTGTGTTTGGGCTGTAGAACAATAAGGGATCGCCAGGATTGAATGCCGACATGATTCCAGCCGTGGAATCGGTCCAGGCTGAATCGACCGTCGAAACAACCGGAGCGTAATTAGGATTGATCCATCCGGTAATCGGATGCAAGTCAGTGGTTACCTGGCCGAAGAAATAAACCGGAGCGCCGATAGCCGCGCCAATACCGTTGTTTGGAAGGGCCGTGGTCAAAGTCAGAGTGAAAGTGGAAACGGAAGTGACCTTGGACACATGAAAAGTGCCGTCCAAAAGCTGAATGGCCACATAATCATTGGCGGCAATGCCATTGTCGGCTGCACGTCCAGGAATTCCTCCAGGACAAGGATATTTGTAATTGGTCGAATAAATTCCCGGGTCATCGAAACAAACTGCCGATGTTCCGTTGGCTGCAATGGCCGTGGTCAGATAGGTGTAGTTGAATGGCCTGGCTAGATAGATGAGAAATGCCGTGTCTCCCATCGTATAACTCACTCTGGTTACGTGAGTTATACCTCTGGTAAATTGCTTATTGGGAGGCGTCGGCTTGATGAGGGTTGGGCCGGAACCTTGGGGACCTGGATAGGGAGGGATGACAAGAGCTTGTACTGTAGCATCAGTGGCAGCTACGCCGGAGGGACCGTTGATGCACCCTAAAATACCGCGAATGTCAAATTGCATTTTTCAACTCCCGACGCCCCCGCGCAGGAGTTTGAAATCACATTTTTACATAGCCTTGCGAACTTCGACCAAAATCTTATCCCAATCCTTTTCAGGATTCATTTTGTGTTCTTCTGCGTAGGCAACCGCCAAATCGATCTCTTCAGAGGTTGCTTCGCCACCCTTGGCGTTCGGCAGCGTGGCAAGTTCGTCGAAAATGCCGATCATGGGACCGGTGGGGGCCACGTCTTCCTTGGCGTAGTTTTCCCGAATTTCCGTGGCCAGTTCCGTTCGTCCCGCATCGTCCATCTTCGTCATCTTGGCCAGTTTCTTGGGCACGTCGTTGATGACATAGCCTTCAGAAACAAGCTCGGTGAGAATACGCTTGGATTGCTCCATGGCGTATTTCTCGGTGATTGCGGTATTGGTGGTTTGGAGTGCTTCCAATTTGGAAGCAAATTCTTTTTGATTGGCAATCAACGTACCGACTTGCTGTTGCAGTTGAGCATAGTGAATGCTCGCGGCGTCGGCTTGATAGTCGTTCTTTGGTTCTTTTTCAGGAGGTTTGGCGTCAGGCTTGACGGGTTCCGTTTTGCCGGCATCGGCTTTGGGATCAACCTTCGAGTCGGGAGTTCCTGGTTTCACGGGTTCGGCTCCTTGTACGGGGGCTTGCGCTGCTTGCTGCATCGTGGCATACTGAGTCGCACAGTAACGCATTACCGGGTCATTCTGCTGGTAATGCTTCATGTACCTTTCAGCCTGCATTTTTTCTTCCGGGCCAAGTTCGTCGGCGTCCGGTGGTGCAGTCGGGTCAGGTCCGCCCTTAGATTGGTTATCGCTCATAGTATCCCCCATGTCAAGACCCCCGTAAAAATAAGTTCCAATATTTGAGGCATAGCATATCAAAGCACGGCTCTTGACGCCAGGTGCTTCACCAGCGTAAGTCACCA